GGGGACCCGGCGGGGCTGGAACGGCAAACACTGGTGGGGGCGGGGGTGGCGCTGAGGATGAAGGTGGAGGCAATGGAGGTTCAGGCGTGATGCTAATAAGGTACAAAACATCATGAGCTACTGGGCTGAAATAGACGACAACAACCGCGTTTTACAAGTGCTGGTAGGCGACAGCGATTTAGAGGACAGGGGAGAATCATTCTTTGCTGACGTTGTTGGTGGCAACTGGGTAGAAACAAGTGTGACTGGCGAGTTCCGCGCCCATTATGCGGGAATCGGTTTTACTTACGATGCGACCCGTGACGCTTTTATCCCACCACAACCGTTCCCTTCGTGGGTACTCGATGAGGACACTTGCCTCTGGGTGGCACCTATCGCCTACCCTGCTGAAGGTGTACACACTTGGGATGAGCAAGCTGGTGACTGGGTAGAGGTCACTGATGAAACTGTCTAACCTCGGGACTGGCAGAAAAGACCGGCACCTAAACCTCTGGTTCGGCAGGATCCACTACATCCACTATCGGCCACAAGTGGGAGGTACGAGACAGTGGGGTGTTTTGCTTCAGAGGTTCGGGCACTTTACGGTGGATGTCTTTTGGGGGCGTCATGTTTTTGTCTTCAACTTTCACGACAAAAGGTCATTATGAAATTAGTTAAACCCTGGCCCGATCCATACAAGGTAAACCCTAACGGCGGGTACGGTAACCGTCGTCACCCGATTACTGGGCGTACCAAAAAGCACCGAGGGCTCGACGTTGCCTATAGTGGTTTTATTTACTCGCCGGCCGACGGTGAGGTAGTCCACAAGGGTGCCGCGCTGAACAAGTCAACGGGTGGCGGTTACACGCTTATTGTAAAACACGCCTCGGACTTGTATACGGTTTATTACCACCTCAGAGAGCCCTCAGAGCTCGCTGTGGGCGCTAAAGTGCGCCTAGGTGACGTATTAGCCCATACGGGCACTACGGGGGCGTCTACGGGCGTCCACCTTCACTTTGAGACACGTAAGAGCCGTAGGTGGGGGTCAGACTTTAACCCCGAGACCGTTATAGATATGTCGCGGTCGGCTGCTAACGGTGCAACACCTGGACAAAGTGCAACACCCGCTAAACCAGTGGCACCGTCAAATCTTAAAGTTGATGGTGTTATGGGCCGTGGCACTTGGACACGTTTCCAACAATATTTACAACGACTCGGACACTACACGGGCAAGATTGACGGTAAGCCTGGCCCACAAACGTACCGCGCTTTACAGGCGTGGCTAAACGAGGTGTTTTAGTGGACGACAACACTCGAGAGGTTGGGGTTAAGGTATCTATGCGCGATATTTACGCCGAGGTACAACGGCAGGGCCGGCTACTCGAAAAGATAGCTAACAGTCTTCCGACGAGTGAACAGACAATAGACGACCACGAGCTACGTATACGTAAACTCGAAATGCGTATGGGCTGGGCCGTCGGCGGTTTCGGTCTTATTGCGGCCGTTATGCCGTGGATTGTGGGGCTAATCCGGTGACTGGTAAACCGTCGTGGAAATATCGCCGTCGAGCCGTATTTAGTACCCTCGCCTTCGGCGCGGTAGTTATTATTTACGTGCTTGTGAGTGGCGACGATCGCCCAGTGTTGGACACGGTAGTATTGTCTGTGGCCGGGCTTATGGGCGCGGCTTTGTCTGTTTATACGGGCGCGAGCGCTTACGAAGATGTTAGATTACACAGAAAAGAGGTTAACCCTGATGGATAAAATTAAAGCTTATTGGGCTTACGCTGGCGAGAGAGCTGTAAAAACTTTTGCCCAGACGGCTCTCGCTGCGATTACCGCGGGCGGTGCGTTATCTATTATTGAGCTCGACTTTATACAGATGTTGGGCGTTGCCGGTTTGTCTACCCTTATGTCGCTGCTAACTTCTGTTCTTCAGTACGACAAGGCCGGCAAGTAGTGGCACGGTTGGACGCTGTCGAGCGTGTGACCGGGTACGACGTACCTGTAGACCCTATGGACTTGTTGCAGTGCGATAGTTGCCAGTAATGTAGTTTTGTTTGCCCCCTCTCTCAAGGGAAGAGACCCCCCAGGCTTAACGGCTTGGGGGGTCTTTTTTTGTTACCTTTTTGTGACATTCCTAATTAGGTGTTTCGTTACAGGTCGTGGCAGACTGTAGACACAAAGCAACACCACCTAGAGAGAGGTAAACAAAATGATTGAAACAGGAACGATTGTAAAAGTCTGGTACTCGAGCGGGCCTGCAGTAGTTGGCAAGTTTGCGGGAATGGTTGACGGCTACTACACAGTAGAGGGCAACGTGGGCCGCTACGCATATATTGAAATTGTGGGAGGCTAATCAAAATGGGACACTATAAAAACCTCGAGGTTGCTATGCAAGACGAAGTAACCCGTTACCACAACTGGTACGAGGCGGTTGGGCACACACTCGACGCGGTTACGTGGGCTTGGTTGGATGAACGTAGCGAGCGGTTGTGGAGCGCGATAGAGCTTTGGGAGCTGAGCCCATACCAGGCAAAACGCGCCGTAGATCACGTCGCGCTTCAACCGGTGACTAGGGCGCAAGCTCTGGCCGCCGAACGTAACGGAAAACGAGCCGTTTCGTTGTCGACCTGGGATTGGGCTTTAGCGGTTGTCGGTATCGCCTTTTTTGGGTTGCTCTCGTTGACACTATTCGTTATGGCGGTGCGGTGATGGGTTGGGTGTTAATGGTTTTGGGTGCCGGGTTTTTGTTCGCCCCTGGAATGGTTGACCCGTTGGCCCCGGTAAATGGTGCCACGCTTATCGGTTTGGGATTGCTTGCCTGGGCGACCGTACGACTTGTCGGTGGTCAACGGTGACCTATGAGCACGGCGACCTTATGCGCGCAATTATTGACGAGGGCAGCGAGGTGCCTTGTATGACCTGGCCAGACTTGTTTTTTCCCGAGCTTGGGGCAAGCACCGTGCGGGCTAAAAAGCTGTGTGGGTCGTGCCCGGTAAAGTTACAATGTCTCGAGTACGCTTTGGACGCCGGCGAGAGTATCGGTGTCTGGGGTGGCACGAGTCCTAAAGAGAGATGGAGGCTAAAAAATGCAGGTAGTTAGCACAGGTAACCGGGTTTTGGTTACCGCTACAGATAGTTGGAATATGGAAGAGGGCCGGCTTGTGCTGACCTTGAAAGAGGCGCGCACGTTACGTATAGCGCTGGAAAATATGCGGCTAACGTTTGGTATTGAGGGGGTGGGCGAAGATGGCGAGGACGGTTAGAGCGCGTAGCACTGATCCGGTTACTTCACATTTGGCCGCTGACTCGGTGGACAACGTGACGGCGACGCAAGCGTATATTTTGCGGTGTTTGAAACGGCCACGTAACGACAGTCAACTGGTTGACGCTTACAGGGCTTACAAGACGGCACCTCGGGCGTCTGAGTCTGGTATTAGGTCGCGTAGGGCTGAGCTGGTAGACCGTGGGCTTGTGACCGATACGGGCCGTAGGGTGCTTTTGGACTCTGGCCGGTACTCGATTGTGTGGGGGTTGTCTAATGTCTAAATGGGTTGTCGAGTTTCTTGAAGATGACTCCGAGACGTTGTACGTGAGTATTTACGAGCACCGTAAAGAAGGTAGCGCGGGTGCCAGTTTGGACTTGGTTACAAGCGACCGGTTCCTTGCTTTGTCAGACGCGACGTATTGGCTTGGTCACGAGCTCTCGTCGCTTATGGGGGAGCACTGGTACTAATGCTCACCGCTGACCAGTTTGTGGCGTCTAAACAGCTTGACGAGGCCGGGTGGCTTGACGCTCGACGTTTGGGCTTGTCTGCCACGACTATGGCTAAAGCTATGACGCCGGCAGGGTTCCGTGACGTTGTGGCCGAGTGGGATAACCATACCCCGATACCTGTAAATGCTTATATGCAGTTTGGGCTTGATAATGAGCCGTGGCTGGCAATGTGGACTAAACAAGTGACGGGTGTTATGCCTAACGACTGGCTGATACGTCACGAGTCCAACCTGACCGCGTTGGCCACACCTGACGGTATTAGTTTGGACGGTGGCACAATCGGGGAAATTAAGACGACGGGGAAGGATTGGGGCAGCCTAGATAAAATACCTATCGCGTATATACGCCAGGTGCAATGGCAGCTCTACGTTACGGGTGCTACTTCGTGCGTCTTTACTTGGTTGTTGCGTGAGCAGTCCAACACGGGTGTTATGGTGCCGGCGTGGCTCGAGCCTAAGTACGGTTTTATAGATCGTGACGAAGACATAATTGAGGGTATGGTGGCGAGGTCTGCCGAGTTGTGGCAGGCCATTACTGAGCGGGTGGCCTAATGGTATGGCAAGCGTACACATGCCCGTTTGGTTGTGGTGCTATACACCAGGAAACTTTAGCGTCGGAAGCTATGGCTTTTTGGTATGGCGTGCACGAGTGTAAGAACGGGGAGGTAACTAATGGCTAAACGGCAATACGTTTTAGTTGAGTTTGGCTGGTGGGTAGCTTGGGTTATTGCCAGTATTGTGGCGGCCGTTGTGTCGGTTGCTTGGCTTATTGTTGATATTGGGGGTGCGTAATGGTAAAGGTTGCGATAACTGTAGAGCTGGACGCTGAGGTTTATTCTTGGCTTTTGGCGGCAGCTAACGGGTCAAAAATGACTGTTAGCGATTTTGCTAACGATATGTTGGAGAGCTATCTGGAGGACAATTATGGCGAGGTTTGATTTATCAAAGTATGCGACGGTTGCCGAGCGTTTGGCTATGCTCGAGGCCGAGTACCCAGATTACCGGTTGGAGACTACCGACTATTCGACGGCCGACGATCGTGCTAAAGGGGTTTGGCGGGTAAAAACGTCTTTGTACTTGACTCGTGAGGATCAACTAGACGGGTTGGCTAAAGCTACAGGTCACGCGTTCGAGGTGGACTCGGCTAACGGGCCACAAGCTACTAGCGCGCTTGAGGTGTGCGAAACTTCGGCCGTCGGGCGTTGCCTCGCCCTGGCGAGCTCTAAATGGTCGGGCAATAAAGACGACGCTAGTAAGTCTTTGGCGTCGCGTGAAGAAATGGAAAAGGTACAACGCGGCACGCCGACACCAGTAACGGTTGAGGCACCCGCCAGCTTTTTCGACGACGTGAGCAAAGCTGAGACTGTGGCCGACCTAGAGGCGTTGTGGAACTTGGCGAAAAGCTCGGGATATGCCGACTTTGTGCGTAAAGTAGTTACCGAACGTAAAGCAATGATTACAGGGGGTAAAAAGTGAGCAACTGGACTAAAACGGATAAAAATTTAGCGACCGAGTTGGCGTTGTATGTTGCTGAGGTGAGGTTGCGCGACCCTAAAGTTTCGTGGGTTGTTGGCCAAAAGGGTAGCCCGTGGCAGAACTATTATTTAAACTCGAGCGCGTTATTCCGTAAAATGAGAGCTTCGAGGCGTCGCCGGGTGGCTGTAGGTGAGTAACCTCACCCCGGCCGATATTATCGACACGTTAAGCCGTATCGGTCGTGACATTGACGAAGCAACCGCTGATATTGCTACTTTGGACGAGGCGTCTGTGAGGGCTAGGGCGGCGTATAAGACGGGTTACGCTCGAGCGTTTTTGACGTGTGAGGGATCTATGGATGTTAGGCGTTACACGGCCGAGTTGGAAATGTCCGACTTGTCGTTTACGGCTGAGCTTGCAGATCAACAACACCGGGCAGCGGTTTCACATATTCGCTCGTTGCGTGACCGTTTGGAGATTGGGCGCTCTTTGGGCCCGTTGATTAGGTTGGAGTGGGGGCAAGCGTGACTAAATGGCGTTGGGAAATGAAACGGTTACACGTGCTTGCAGGTTTTGGTTATAAATGGGGGGTAGAGCTCACTTGGGACACTTACGAGCCGGCTCTGACCGTCCAGGTGTTTAACGTGTGGGTTGTGTTCGAGTGGTGGCCCAAAGACACCGATAACTTTTACCACTAATGTCTGGGGCAAGCTCGAGGCGCAAAGGTAACCAGGCTGAGGTCGAGGTTACTCACGCTTTGGAACGGGCCGGGTGGACAGCTGTAACGTCAAGGGCAGCACGTGGCGGTTACCAGTCCGGCGAAGACATTATTACTAATTTCCCGTGCTCGATTGAGGTAAAAAACCAGGCACGTTTAGACCTTGCGGGTTGGTGGGGGCAAGCTGTGGAGCAAGCTGGGGATAAACCGCCGGTTGTTGTGCATAAGAGGGTGGGTAAGGGGCAGGCCGAGGACTGGTGGGTAACTATGGACTTGGCTACCCTGTTACGTCTTGTGAGACGCCCTGACGGTCTTTAGTGAGTATCGGTAAGCGATCTAAAAAACAGGTTGAGCGTATCCGGCAGGTTGTGTATAACCGTGACGGTGGTGTTTGTGTTGGCCAAGGGTTTGGGTTGGCTTGCTCGGGTGGGTTGACGGTGCAACACCGGGTTAGCCGCGGTATGGGCGGTAGTGCCCAATACGATACAGAGCCCGCGTGGCTAATTACTTTGTGTTGGGCGCATAACGTGGCGGAAACGTCTAACGCGTCGCTTAGAGAGGCGTACGTGGCTCGTGGGTGGGGTGTACCGAGGTGGGTTGTGGACTCGTGGGCGATTACCGAGGTGCCGGTGAGGTATGTTGACGGTTGGTACGTGCTTGTCCAGGGTGATAGGGTACCGGTTACCGAGAGAGAGAGTAGCGAGAGAATGAGGGCAATTTATGGGTGAAGTATCCGAGGTCGACACCGACCTAAAGTTTTCGATAATCCCCGAGTGGCTTTTAGATGCCGATATAAGCCACGTCGCCGTTAGGGTGTACGCGATTATCGCCAGGTATGCAGACAACCAGACACTTACCGCGTGGCCGTCAAGGGCGACAATAGCCGAGCGGGCAAAGTGCACCGTAAAGTCTGTGGATCGTGCGATAGCTCAGCTGGTCGAGCTGGGAGCTCTCGGTAAAGAGTTACGTAACGATAACGACGGTCAAAAGTCGAGCCTTTACACTCTGAAACGGGTAAAGATGGGGGGGACAAAAACGACCCTGGGGGGGCGACAAAAACGACATAGGGGGGGCGACAAAAACGACACACGAACTATAACCAATGAACTAGAACCAAAGAACTATATTAAAGAGTTCGATATTTTTTGGGACTCATACCCGAAGAAGGCTGACAAGCGGGTGGCAGAGAAGGCTTTTATCAAAGCTCGCAAGAGAGCAACTTTAGACACGATCCTTGCCGGGGTTGTTGGTTACCGTGATGACCCTAACCGTAAACCCGAGTTCACAAAAAACCCGGCG